CACAGCTAACCCTGCAATCAAAGTCAAAGGGATGGCATTCAGTTCTCAAGCTAAACCTTTATTCTTTAATGATGAACTCAAGTATCGTATCACTGCACCTGCTTTGATACCTATGGAGATCTATCGTTTTGATGAGGATACAGATGAGGAGTACAATGTCAAGTTTACTAAAGAGGAGATAGAGAAAATTCATGGCAAGTTCATGCAGCAGATGGTCAACCGAGACCTATTTAACCTGGAGCATGACCAATCTAAGACTGTACCTGCCTATGTCCTTGAGGCATGGATAGTAGATACTCCATTGGAGGACAAAGCTTACTCATCATTTGGTATTGAAGTACCTGAGGGTACGCTAATGGTTACTGCCCAGGTAACTGACAAAGAGTACTATGCTGAGCTTGTAGCACAGGAGCAGATAGGTTTCAGTATTGAGGGGTACTTAGGCATGAAACTAAAAGAGCAAAACAAATCCCAAATAAATACACAAATGAATGAGTTAATGTTGCCGGATGGCGAACACATCATCAACGAAAAAATCTACGTTGTAAAAGACGGTAAAGTAGTTGAAGTAAAAGATGTTGAAAAAGTAGAGGCTTCTGAGGAAGTAGCTCTAGAAGATACTGTTGTTGAAGAGACAGTAACAGCAGAAATTCCTGCAGAGGAGGAGACCATGGCAGTAGACCCTGTAGTTGATGCAGAGGCTATCCTTGCTATTGTTAAGCCTGTAATGGATGAGCAAATGAATGCTTTACTTGCTATGATAGCTGAAGTTAAAAACCAACTTGAGGAAGTACTATCTATGGAAGTAGAGGATGAGGTGATGAGTGAGGCTGTGGCCATGAGTGCACAGCAAAGATTTTCTAGTGTAAACAAATTTATAAACAACAAATAATCATGCGTAAATTAAAATTCGACTTACAAGTTGACCCAACTGCTTTATTAGCAGCTAACCCTGAGGCATTCTATTCTCAAGCTTACTTATCTGAGGATACTGCTGACAACTACCGTTCTTTGCCAGGAGTAAAGTACAAAACTAAATTAGCGACTGTTACTTTTGGTAACATTTTGCAAGCATCTAGCTGTAGCTTTACTGCTCCTAATGATGATTTGAACGCTAAAGAAATTGATGTATGTGCACTTTCTGCAATGGCTCAGATTTGTCAGTTTGACCTTGAGCAATCTTTCTTATCTCTTCAAATGTCAAAAGGATCTAACGGAGATTTCTCTGTTGCATCTTTCATGTCTTTCTACTGGGGTGAGATGGCTAACAAAATTAACGGAGATATTGAGTTAATCAGATGGCAAGGTGATACAGGCTCATTAAACCCTACACTTGCTTTGTGTGACGGTTATGAGAAAAAATTAACTGCAGGTTTAACTGACCCTAACGATACAGTTATCAATGGTGGTACAGGTGCTATCGCTTCATTCTCTACATTAGAAACTAAATTAGCTGCTGCATTTGCTTTACTTCCTGCATCTATTGCTACACGTACAGCTGACCTACGTTTGTTCATGCCTACTCAATTGGTTAACATCTACCGATTAGGAGTTGCTGCAGGTAACACTAACGCTTACATCACTCAAGATTTGTCTTTGACTTTCTTAGGAGTTAAAATCGTAGTTTGTCCAGGTATGTCAAACAACACATTTGTGTGGACTTTGAAAGACAACCTTATCTACGCATTTGATGCTGAGGGTGACTCTTCTGACCTACGTGCTGTTAACTTAGCTGATACTGTAGCTGAGCCTTACATCAGAACTCGTGCTAACATGAAAGTTGGTTTCGAATATGTGAATGGTGTTGATATCGTTTACTACTCATAATAATTAACTCATAGAGGGGAGGTAACTCCCCTTTATATAATACTTTTACACAATGGCTACATGTCAATCTCTTGAAACTATCGTAAAACCATGCGATAACAACATTGGTGGTATCTATGGTGTTTGGATTAATACACAGGATGAGATAGCTTCTATCACTCCTGCTGACCCATCTACAGTAACTGGTGCCAATGCCTGGCAAATTACAGGTATCACATTAGTACCGAGTGGTGATTTATTCCAACCATTTGAGGTACGCCGAAACACATCCAACTATACAGAGGATAGCACTATTGACCTAGTTAATGGTAGCTCTTTTGTAACTCAAACTATCAATTTAGTATTCCATAGAAGAGATGCTGATAAGTCTCGTGCTATTAAAATCCTAGGAACAGGACAGCAATACTTGACAGCTATCATCTTAGATGCTAATGGCTTATATTGGTACTTCCCATACTTGCAGTTATCTGCAACGGGTGAGGGTTCAGGTACAGCTCGTGCAGATGGTAGTAAATATACCGTTACACTCCTTGCGGAAAACCCTTATTTGGCATATAACATTGATATGACTGCTGGAGCACTTGCTACCATCGGAGTACAATAAGCAATTCTACCTCTCTATATTAGAGCCCTGCCACATGGTAGGGCTTTTTTTATGAACATTTGACAAAGCTAAATTAATATAGGTGTGATTTACTTAGATCAAGGTGTTATTAATCAGTTTGTATTGACTCTTTCAGAGGTCACTACGGTTACTACACCACACTATTTATTTGTATTCACCAATGAAATGAATACCACTAGCACACCACAGCTCTTTACATCTGCTGATACAAGTGCATGGCCCGAAAGATATAACCTGTTTACTCTTGATGAGCCTACAGACATCACACTCTTAAAAGGTCAGTTCACTTATCAGGTATATGAGAGCTCAACTGCATTCGTTCTACCTCTTACAATAGCACAGACTACAGGTGTAGTCATTGAAGAGGGTAGGCTTGTGGTCAGTGGTCCTGCAGGAAATTCAATATACGATTAACTATGGCTTGGTACGATAGATTTATTAACAACAATAAGAAAGGCCCTGAAGTAGTAGAGGGGTATCAATCATTCAGCACCCCATTCCTACCGGTAGGGAGAGGTAACTTGACACTGCCATATGTTAATGGTAGATATGTGCAGGAGTCATGGGTAAGATTTGGTGAGGGTAACCTATACCCTGAAATGCTCAATCAAATGTACTACAGCTCGCCACTACATGGTGCTATAGTTGACTATAAAACAAATGCTGTAATTGGTGGAGGCTTTAACCTTACCACTGACAAGCTAACCCCACAAGAAAAGCTAGAGATGTTTAGCTTTGAAAAGAAAGCCAACCTCAAGCACACTGTTAAGGCTGTTACAAAGCAGTTAATTCTACACAATCGTGTGTACTTTAAGCTATATTTTGGAGAAAAAAGAAAGCTAATCAAGATTGAGAATGTATCCCCTGAGAAAGTAAGGGTATCACCATGCAGAAAGTACTACTATTTGTCGGATGATTGGAGTACCAGGATAGATACTGAGGTCATTAAGCCTTATCATATCACCTGTACAGATGAATGTCAACTATATTGCTATGAGGTTAAGTCAGTTGGTCAAGATTATTACCCACTACCTACCTATACAAGTGCATTGAACTTTGCTTTTTTAAGTGGTGAGTTATCTTACTTCGCAAAAAGTAACATTCAAAATAGTGTGTTCCCATCCTTTGCTATGATGTTCCCAAAAAGACCACAGTCGGAGGAGGAAAAACACATGATCAAGGAAACTATTGACCGCCTTAAGGGTGCAGCCAATGCAGGTAAGGCAGTTGCATTCTTTGCTAACTCAGCTGATCAGTTACCTAAGATTGAAAGCCTACCTACTAATGGCAATGATAAGCTATTTCATGAGGCATCTGCATTGAACACTGAGCAGATATGTTTTTCACATACCATTGACCCTATCCTAATGGGTATCCGTACCACTGGTAGCTTAGGTAATGGCAGTGACATCAAGCAAGCATATGTGATATTTGAGAAAAACGTGGTCATGGAGTTACGTGCTCAGATAGTTACTATCTTTCAGGAGATACTAACCATTGCTCGCATCCCTGCTGAGTTTACAATCAATAACTTTCAAATTATTAATGAGACCATCGTGGAGCTTGAGGGTGAAAGTTCTAAGACTAATGATGCATTGAACACATTGAGTCCATTAGTAGCTACCAAAGTACTTGAGACCATGACCATCAATGAGATTAGAGCACTTGCTTCATTGCCTCCTGTAGATGGTGGAGATGTTACACAAGCAGCTGCAACTGCAGCGGCACAAACACCTGCAATCTGATGTTATATTTTATCACTGAAACCTACCTCAAGACAAACACACCCATCACAGCCAATGTGGATGTTACTGACGTAACTCCCTACATTGCGACACAAGCGGCATTAAGAGTACAGCCTATACTAGGTACTACGTTCTACAATCACATGTTGAATGCATACAATACTCAGACACTTACACCGGATGAAATAGATCTAGTTGAGTTCATTCAGCCGGTTATCGCATGGAGAAGTGCAGAGGATGCTGTATTTGGATTGACTTATCAGCTAAAAAACAAAGGACTTCAGACTCAAAATGGTGATTATTCTGCAAGCGTATCCAGGAATGAGGTAGCATTTGGCATGGAGCACTATGCACAGAAAGCTAGTTTCTTTGAGCAACGTCTAATCAGATGGCTACTTGCTAACCGTAACCTGTTCCCTATTTTTATATCCACTACCAACATGGATACTGACCTACGTCCAATGTTTAACCATTGCTCTTGCATCAATCAGTATCAAACAACTTGCACAGGTATGTGTGGTAACCTACGAGAAAACGGATACAATAACAGCATCCTTATTCTATAATGGAGTCACAGTTCTATATATTGCTTAAGACCATGCAGGCTA